CGTAACCGACCGCCGGCACGCCTTTCAAAATCTGCTGATAGGCCGGCGCCGGCGGCGCAGGCGTGCGGCCCCAATCGTCGATCAGCCGCTTGATCGTCGCGCCGTCGAGCGGCTCCAGCGCATAGAGCGCGCCGCCGAATCAGGTCAGGATGGTAGGATCTTTAGAAGATCCGCAGCAGCCTGACGTACCGTATGCCAATCCGGATTGCTCAGCATCGCAACATCGTCAAATCTGCCGTGTACTTTATCTACGAAGGCGTCCATGGTTTCAGCGAATTGCACTGCAGCGGTTCTTTCCTGATCGGATAGTTTGAGCACAGGCGATCGAACCGTTTCATCGAAGCCATGGCCGTCCATCAGATCACCGATGAGATCGTCGGCAGAGGCTCCTTTGCCTTTCGGCCATAGCAGCTGCTGATAATCGCTGTCTGCGATCTTCTCGAGCAGCGGCCGGACGAGTTCCAGCCATTCTGCGGTTGTGATCTTCAGTGCGGGTCTGAGCGGTCCTTTCGTTACCATCGAATCACCTCTTCAAAAATCGATATTGCTCGACCGGAATATGTGTTGGAAGATCATCATTGTTCGGAGCCCGCGTGTCGTCTCTTGTCAGAAAGTTGTTCTTTCCTTTCTGGTCAATGACGTATGGCACACGCTGACCTTCATTTGAACTTAGCGGGTCTCCGGGCATAATACGAACATTGTCTTGCGGATCGTTCGGATTGATATAGACGACGCCGCCCTCCCCACGCGTCGAATTTGCGATCCAGTCTTTCGGAATGCCAACGTAACCACGTATAGCGGCATTGACGTGGACCACCGCATCGGCATCGCTGGCTTGAATTCCTGCGAGGAGCTCATCGGCTCTCTCTCGCGTCATCAGCCCGGTCTCGACCTGCCGATCGAGAACTACGCGCGCGGTCCTCAGTCCAATCGGTACCGCGTCGTCGTTCTGCGCTACCTGCTCAGGCGTATCGTCATCCGTGGCGGCGTCGGTTGCGATCTGTCCACTATCAGCGACCTGAATCGGTCTCGACGTACCGTCTGTTAGGGGCGCTTCCGCGCCGGCCCCATCGCCCTCTAGGCGGTCGCTGTCCGAACCAGCGGCACCGCTCGCATCAGCGTTGCCACCACTTTCGCCGCTTGTCCACATACCCTGGTCGTCGCGCGGCTGATCGGGATTGAAGCCCGCCTTGACTAAGACTTTCGCAGCCGGCGCCGGCACCGCACTCGGCGCCTGCGTCAGCGGCATCAGCCCTTGCGCGGTCTGGATCTTCGGCACCTCGCCGCCTTCGACCGGCGGCAGCCCGAGCTCGGCGCGGACTTCGTTGATGCTCTTGATGCCGCTTTTGACATAGTCGGCCGCGATCGTCGCGGTCGCCGAGGGGTTCGCGTCGGGCGGGCTGTCCCAGGCGAATTCGAGATCGCTTGCGCCGAAATCCTCGGCGATGACGCGATCGATGAGGTGCTTCACCCAATTCTGCAGCGGCGCGAGACCTTCGGAGAGCGCCACATCCTGCGCCGTCTCGGCGGTCGCGCGGTTGACCTGCGCCGTGAAAGCCGTCGGCGGCAGCGAGAAGGCATAGCAGACGATGCGCGCCAGCCATTCGTCGAACGCGTCCTTCATGGCGGGCTCGCGCACCGGAACGAAAGTCTTGGCGACGCCGCCGGGCACGAATTTCGCGTGCCGGCGCTCGGCCGTGTCACCGGCGTTGAGCGAATCCCAGTACGCCTGGAATTGCCGGATCTGATCGGGATTCCAATTCTCCGGCACGCCGATCAGCGCCTCGGGCATGTTGCCTTCGGTGTAGTATTGCAGCTGATAGATCTGGCGGCGCAGCGCGATGTTGACGCTCATCTGCACCTGCTCGACCGGCGAGAAGCCGTAGGCTTTGTGGATGCGCGGGTTGCGCGGCGCGTAGATGAGCTCGTCGGCGGCGTAATCGACCGCCGGCACGCCTTTCAAAATCTGCTGATAGGCCGGCGCCGGCGGCGCAGGCGTGCGGCCCCAATCGTCGATCAGCCGCTTGATCGTTGCGCCGTCGAGCGGCTCGAGCGCGTAGAGCGCGCCGCCGCGGGTGCGGCGCTTGTAAAGCGTCGGCGCGTCGATGACGAGCATATCCTCGAGCAGCATGCGCAGCCACGACGCCCAGCCATGCCGGCGATCGGGCGCGCGGAAGAATTGCGTTGCCGCGCTGAGCCGCGGGTCGCTCGCGCTACCGGTCTGCGCGAGCGCCCGCGGCCGGATGCGCCATGTCAGGCGCTCCATCTGGTCCTTGCGCGTCTCGATGACCGCGCGCAGCAGGTCGTAGCTGTCGGCGAGGCCGCGCAGCTCGGCGAAGCTCGTCGGCTCGGCGCCGCGCGGCGCGACGGCGACATTGAAGCCGAAGGGGTAGTCGAATTGCCTTCCGGCGACGTCCGGCGGCGCTTGCGGCGGCAAAGCTTGCTGCGGCCCGAACCAGGCGGCGGGCGCGTTGCCGGTCAGCACATAGCCGGCACTGCGCATGAAGCGCGCGAGAAGGCCGTCGGGCATGGGGATGCTCCAAATGTGATTTGGCTGAAAGCTGTCAGCTCTCAGCTTTCAGCTCGTTGGGCCGTGATTCGATATTCCTCGTCCTGAGCGAAGTCGAAGGACGCAGGCTGTGATTGCAACGCTGCAAGGACATCGTGCGTCCTTCGACTTCGCTCAGAACGAGGAGAAGAGGTGCGGGGCATCCGCCCCTAAAAAGAAGCTAATAACGGATCGACAGCTTCCCGCTACTTCGCGCTCAGCGCGCGGTAATAACTCAAGAGCCCCGGCTCGGCGCTATGCAGCATCAGCTCCGACAGTGCCCAGACCAGCGCGTCGACGCGATCGGGCGAGGCGAGATACGACATTGGCCCGCCGGTGAAGGCGCACATCTGATCCTCGAGCGCGGGGAACGCACCGACGTGATGCACCCGCCCCTGTTCGTAAAGCGCCGCGACCGGCTCGGCGCGCGCGAGCTTGCCGCGCGAGGCGTGCACCGGCTTATAGGAGACGCCGGCATCGAGGACCCTCAAGGTCGCCTCGACCATGGCGCCGCCATTGTTGACCTCGGCGACGATGCGGTCGGCGCGATGCGCGCGATAAGCCTCGAGCGCGCGCGATGCCCAATCATGCGGGCTGAACCGGCCCGAGAGATCGTCGAGTACATAACCGTGGCTGTCCTGACCGAGCGCCGCCACGACGATGCCGGTCTCGTCGGCGTCGTCGCCGGTGCTCACGGCGGGATCGATGGCGACGACGACGCGTCGCAACGCCGGCGCCCCACCTTCGATCCGAGCTTCCACCCGCGCACGCTCGATCGCATCGCGCGACCAGAGCGCGCCGGGCATATCTTCCAAAAGCTCGGCATCAAGCTCCTGCCGCCCGAGCCGCGTGCCGTCATATTGCTTCAAGATCGCGTCGAGGAATCCCGGCGCGAGATTGGCCGCGTTCTCGCGCGTGCCGCCGCGCGTCACCGCGCAATCGGGCGACGCCAAGAGCGCGCGTATCAGCTTCACCGGCTTGGGCGTCGTCGTCACCACGACGCGCGGATTTTGCCCCAAGCGCAAGCCCATCATCAGCATGTCCCAGGCCGCCGGGTAGCGCCACACCGCAAGCTCGTCACACCAGGCAGCGTCGAATTGCGGTCCGCGCAGCCGGTCGGGCTCGTCGGCCGAGAACAGCGTCGCGATCGCGCCGTTCGGCCAGGTCAGTTGGCGCTTCGAGGGCTCGAAGACCGGCCGCCGTTCGTCGGGCGCGATCGCGAGCAAGCCGCTCTCGCCTTCGACCATCACCAGCCGGGCATCGCGCGCGGTCGGCGCGACCAGGGCGATGCGCTGCGCCGCGCCGCTTTCAGCCTGCGCGCGTACCCATTCGGCGCCGCTGCGCGTCTTGCCGAAACCACGCCCGGCGAGCAGCAGCCAGATGCGCCATTCGCCCCCATCTGCCAATCGGGGAGGCGGCAGTTGCGATGGCCGGGCCCAGTGAAGCCAGTCGCCTAGCATGACGCACGCGGCTCGGCGCGACATGGGATCGCGATCGATCTGCGCGACCAGCTGGGCGGCTTCGTCGGGAACAATGGGCATGGTGAAGTTCTCAGCAATCGGCTTGTCGGGTCAGCACTCAAAATCATCCTTGTCCTGAGCGGAGCGCACCTTCGAGATACCGCCTGCGGCGGCTCCTCAGGACAAGGGCGTGTGATCGAAGGACGCGCGATGTTCGCAACGTTGCAAGGGCAACCTGCCGCCTCCTGAGCTTGACGAAGGGCGACTTCGTTCAGGGCGAGGAGCATTGTGCGTGGCATCTAGAGCTGACAGCTAATCGCCGGAAGCTGACCGCCGACAGCTCCCCTTCACTTCTTCTCCCCGCTGCGCACGATCCGCATGAGGCGCTCGCGAAGCTCAGCGTTGGCGGCCACGCGGGCGGCGCTCTCATCGAGCGGCCCGAGTGCGGTCTTGCCGCCGATCATGCCGAGATGCCGCGCCAGCGCGTTGAGCGCGGCGAGCTTGTCGTAGAGCTTCAGCCGCGTGAGTTTGCCGTTCGTGCCTTTGGGCTCGATATCGGCGATGGCCGCGGTTTCTTCGGGATCGAGCAACGACTTGTCGCGCAGCTCCACGCCCTCGGAATTCCAATCGACATAATCGCGGATGTTCGCGAAAGCCATGCGGCCGAGTTCTTCCACGACGCGGTCGGCGGTAATGCGTCTCTTCTCGGTCCGGCGCTCATTCCCTTGCTCGATCAGCGCCGCAACCTGCGGATGGCGCAGCAACGCGTAAGCAATCCGGCTCGCGCTGACGGCGCTGTAGCCGGCGCGTCGCGCGGCCTCCGTGGCGTTCACGCCCGCAAGATATTCGCGGACGAACGTCCGCTGGCGCTCAGTGAGCTCGGTTGGGGAGGGGCGGCGGCGCTTGTCGGTCATCGGCGTTCCCATGCGGATCGAGCAAGCGTGCCAGCGCCTCGAGCGCCTTCATCTTGTCGAAGGTCTTGATGCGAAGCTTGCCGAAATCGGCTGTCGATCTCGCCTCGCGGACCATGGCGACCGCGGCGACGGCTTCATCGGAGAGCAGCGCCGCGTCCTTGATCGCGCCCTTGCCGGGCCCCCAATCGGCCAGCGCCGCCACATCGACGAAAGCGATGCGGGCGAATTCATCGAGCACGCGGTCGCGCGTGATGCCGGTCCGCTGGGCACGCGCCGCCATCGCGTCGGCGACCAAACGCGCGACGTCCGGATCGCGCATGAGCCGGGTGACATAGCTTTTGGTTCGCGGCGCAAAGCCGGCCCGGCGCGCGGCCGCCCTGGCGTCGAGATCGATGAGATATTCCTCGACGAAACGTCGCCGTCGCGGCGTGAGAGCCATAAGAAATTTCCTTGGTTGTGTCCGTCATTGCGAGCCCGTAGGGCGAAGCCATCCTGTTTCGATGAGAGAGTCTGGATTGCTTCGCTTCGCTCGCAATGAGATGAATGATGGCTACAACGGTAGTCCGTCATCAGCCCGCGAATTGCGAATAATGTCGCCGAAAGAAATCGTCAGGGCCTGAATCGAAGCCTTCAACCGCGTCGACGCCGAAGCGCTCGGCCGGCTTTACGCCGAGAAGCCGCCGCCGAGCTTGGCCGGAAGGGTCGCAAGACTAGGGCAACTAATCTTTCCGCGAAGCGTCTGTAGGAGATTGCTCAGGCGGCGGCAAAGACTCGGTGGAAGCAGTAGCAGGAATTGTTCCTGCTTGTACCCACAGGCTAGCTGCTATCGCATTTTCTAAATTCTGAGCGGCGACCCATGCAGCTCCGGTCTCTATTTCGCCCTGTTCATGAATAACTTTGCAGACGATACGTCCAGGATGCAAAGCAACGGGCGCGACCATCACAGGAAGCTGCGCGCGCCACCTCGTTTGACCTTCTCTAAATTTTGCATTTGCCAAAGCTTCTTTTGGCAATTCATTTCTGAAGGGTTGGTCTAGTCCGGGAAAGTGGATTTCGACGACCAACGATTTAAGTGGTTCCGCAATATCGCCTTCCACAAGCACGAAAAAACCGATCTGCGGAATAACTTGTGGGACGGTGGTTATGCCAATTGCCTGTGTAAATACGCCTACAAGTGTTAGTTTGC